TTGCTGTGCCATCGAACAACGCACTAGACGCAGCCTGTGCCAACACCTCCAATTCCTTCGCCAGTTCACTCATGATCTGTTCCTTTGAGGGCTTGCAATGTGGCCTCAGACGGAAGCGGGTGAACGAATAATTCACCATAGATCGGATTTTTGACTAGGTGGCTTCCATCGGGAAATTCCCAACGCCTTTTACGAGTATTCCAGCGCATAAAATCGACAAAAGGAAAATCTCCAGCGCGGCCAATCCATTCATAAGAGCCGTCTTTTTTCGCCGCAGAAATTGGTTTCCATATCTCCCTCGCCAACTGTTCGCGCAGTGAGGTGATTTCGGAATCGCGATGCTCCACCCACTCGGCCATGTCAGCATTGCCGGTGTGCCGCAGAAAATCGGCAATCACAGGTCCGCGTTCAACAATATCGGTCATGGCGCGTCTCCAGCGATTTCGCCCGGGCATTGCGGGGCGTGTTCGGCCGCGCAGGTCTGCACGCCGGCAAGCGCCTGGGCGGCGATGTGGACGGCGACAAAGGCCGCAAGCGCGAAAGCGATGTGGCGCAGGATGGTCATGATTTGGTCTCCTGTCTGGCGGCTATTATTGCAGGGCCGCGACAAGCGCTATAACACAAAAGATTACTGATGAAAAGAAAACGACGCGCCGGAAATCAGCGATTTTTCTCAATCAGGTCGTCAGTCCACCCATCCGTCATTTCGCGAAAGAGTTCGGGACCGAATTCCAGTTCGTCCGTGAAGGGCTCGATCTTGGACAGATCGACGCCCTGCGCGCCCTGATAGGTGATCGTGACATGCGGCTGGAACGTCGGAAAATTCCACACGGCCCCGGCGGCGCAGATTTCTGCATGTCTGGCTTCGAGCTCCGGCGAGCGGAACAGCAGCACGATTGCGCCCCCGTCGCCGAGAGGTTCGACGATGCGCGGACCACCTTCCGGCACCACGATGCGCGATGACGCCACGTTAGCTTTCATCCAGTCCAGCGGAACTTTCGAGTGCGCGATCGTGACGTGCATTTCCTCTGGCGGAACCGCGACTGCGAAGCCCTGATTTTTCGCCCAGGCGATCAACTGCGGGGCATTCAGCAATTTGCGCTCGACGTACAGGGTGCGCGGCGCAGCCTTCGTGGTCGATTGACCGTTTGACTGAGCTCCGACCTGAGTCTGCTGCGATGTTTCGGCTGTGTCCGGTTGGGCATTCGGATCCGCCCGGCCGGAAAGGGCTGCAAGCATTTCCGGATCGATCGGCGTCATGGCCGGTAGGCCAAGCCATGAACGAATATCATCGAAAGCGGGATCGTCCGGCGCCAATACGGCGCCGGCCTGCGCCATGTCGGCCAAGGTTTCCGCAGCCTCTTTGGCGTTTTTGAACGCCACGTCTTCGGACCTGGCTGACGGCATCAGTTCTTCCGGAAAACCGTTGAGACTCCAGATCCGCGGGGTAATGTCCCGATCGACCGCTTCTGCCATATCGGCCAGGATCGCGTTGCCGTTCAGGTAAAGATTGCGCGACTTGTCTTCCGACAGCGCCCGCGCGCCCTGACCGTCGCGGCCGACCAATATCACTTCGGTTCCCATGATCATCGCCATGTCGGTCTGAAGTCGCTTGATCGCATTATCGAGTTGTTCAAGCGAACCCGGATCTCCCGTCAGCAGATCCAGGTCCCAGAGCAGAGCGGATGATTGATTCGTGCCGTTTTCGGTCTTGTTCTCATAAGGCTTGCTGTCCAGTACGATTCCGGTATCAAAGGTCTTCCGCTCCATCGAGACGAAGCCTTTCAGGCTAGCGATCATGTCGTCGACCTGATCCTGAGTATAAATGCCTTCGTTCACCATTTCCTGAAGTTCGGTCGTCGGTGCGCGCCCAACCGGAATACCGCGCAGATCACGTTCGAAGCCGATTGCCTCAAGGCTGAGCAGTGACTTCAGGCGTTCGGCCGGATCGACCAGATGACGAAACCAGCCCATACCGTCTGGGCGATCGGTTAAGCCGTCGTCCACAAGGTACATCAGCTTTTCGCGGGGCAGATAGAGCTCTGCTCCAGTCTGCGGATCGCGCTGCCACATTCCGATAATTCCGCCGTTTTCATCGATGTCCCATCGTTCGATGGTTTCGCATGGGCGCGCTTCCAGCGAAGCAATACCGATCAAACCATCGGACCGCTTCTTGGCGACCCATTCATGAACGCCGAAACCGTGAAATCGATACATCGCCGCGCGCCGGACAATTCGCGTCCAGCTGACATCGATGTCGTTGATCATGTCTTCCATCAACTCGGCGTACTGTTTCGCCTCTTCGCTGTCGTCGGCCGGCTCGAACGACCAGTCGGGGCGACTGACAAGGTTCAGCATGAAGCGAACGCTTGCCGCCACGATGGAAACGTTTTGCAGGATGTCGAGTGCGGTTTGCCAGCGCTGACGTCCGACCAGCTTTCCGCTGGTTTCCTGACCCTGCAGATAGCCGCCCATGACGACGAAGCCGGCGACACCCTGTTCCCGCATCGGCTTCACGCTATCGCGTGGAGCGCGAAACAGTCCCCTGACCTTATCCCTGATGGATGGCATACCGGCCCTGTCCCCCTAGCTGATCAACGGCCTTGTATATCCCCGAAGCCGGTTTGTCATTCCAGCCGGAAAATTCTACCATCCCGGGTGCGCACTTCGCCAACCGGAAGAATACAATCGCGCGGCTCTATCACATGAACGAACCGTTCGCCGTCGCTTTCCCAATGTGTATCGAACTTGCACGCGATCCCCTCTGGCATGATCCAGTTGCCTTCCGGCCGATCGTCTTCATCTTCGTCGCCGAACTCACGGATCCGTTGATCGACCAGGACGTAAACCTGCCGCTCTTCAGATGGAATATGGCGAACATACCAGTCGTCCAGCTTGACCTTCACCTGGGCGGACGTCAGATCTGGAACCAGCTCGAGCGGAATTTGTTCTTCCCACCCGCAAGTACATCCCATGCGCCAGAACATCGCGCTCGGCATCGGATAAATGATGCGGCGATGCTTGTGCAGATCAGTTTTCGGCGGATTGGACATAGATTGGAGCCGCGAGCCTTTTTCGCTTCTGGTTCATGTAGGGAATCAGTTCCATGAAGGCACGGCTTAGCGCGTCGACCTGATCCTTGTACAGACTTCCGGGGAAGTTGCGCATTTCGTTCTCAAGCGCTGAATTCCAAGTGCCGCGCACCATTCTGACTTTTCCACTATTGACCATGCTGGCGAACGGGATCGCACGGTTTTGCTTTTCGCCTGATTCGGGACTGAACTTGAAGTTTGTTCCCGCCAGCGCATTCGCCAAGTGAAACTTCTGCGACTTGCCGGCCTGTCCAGGATCTTGAGGCAGCGACTGGACCATCTTGGACCCATAGCGATCGTGGTCATCCTGTGCGGTCTCGACGATCATCCGCTCCGCTTGATCGATTTCCTTCTTGGCCCGCTGGACGTGGACGATGTAGACAATCCCCTCATAGAGCGCCAGATGGGCGCCAGCCGTAAACGCGCTTCGTTTCTTGACCGAACCCGCGATATCCCATCCGCGTACATGGCGCGCGCCCTCCCCGATTTCGCTGCCGTCGACCTTCTGGATCGTGTCGACCTTGAACATGCCGCCTTCGCGCGGCGCTGGCCTTTGCTGGTACTGGCCCGCCCAGGCGTAATCATTCGCGGACTTGTAATCGCGGTCGACAACCTCGCGTGTAAAGCGGGCAGGGTCGAGCAATTCGCCGTCTATTGCTCGCGGATCTTCGAAGAAAACCGCGCCTTTCTTATCCCGCACGACGCATTTGCGCTCTTCTTCGAATTCCATCGGCAGCATCAAATGCAAATAGCCGACCTCGCGCGCCAGGATCGCGCCGGTCAGATCGGCTTCATGCAGACGCTGCATCACGATCACGATCGCGGACCTGGTCGGATCATTGAGGCGGTTCTGCCCACCCTCGATGAAGTTCAGCACCGCCTTGTCGCGCTGGGTATCGCTTTCCGCACCCAACAGGCTGTGAGGATCGTCGATCGTTAGCCGATCGCCGCGCTTTGCCGTCAGAGCCGCGAATGATACGCCTTCGCGGGTTCCGGTTTCGACATTTTCGAAGCTGTTTTCACCCCGGCGGGTGAACTCGATCGGCCAGAGCTCATGAAACCATTCGGACAAAATCAGATTTCGGGTCTTGCGCGTGTCGCGCGTGACGTTCCCTTCTTCATAACTGGTCGACAGAAAACGGTTTCCCCGTAGACCGCAAGGCCCCCATTCCCAGGCTTGCCACATGACGGATACGATTGTGGATTTGGAGCAGCCGGGCGGAATGTTAATGATCAGCCGCGGATGCAGGCGGCCGAACGTGATCGCTTCCAGGCAGTCACACATTGCCTGAAGGTGCCAGTTCCAGATCAGTGGCGTTGATGGCTCGATGACGTGCCACGCCTCTTTGACAAAGGTGGAAAAAGACTTGCACTTGAGACGAATCAGATCGGCGTTTTGTCGGACTTCCTCTAGGTCACGCTGCAGCAGCGCTTCCGATAGCTGGCGTTCCGCTTCCATCATCGCCGGCAGCGACATTAGTGCCTGCTTGGGAAATGAATTGGCGAACGACCCGGAGTGCAATTTGAATTTCCTCTTTCGATGCCGTCGCGATAAATGCCGAAAGATCGACGTTCACGTCAACATCCACGGCGCCCTGATGCTGGTGAATAAGTCGCGGTGACCACGTTTCCTTAAAGCGCGTCGCGAGCATGAATCGCAGCATCGGACCATCGCCAGCCTTAGCCCTCTGCATGGCCGTCTGGGCGAGTTCAAGCAGCGCTTCGTCGTTCGCTTCATCCATTTCCGCCTTGAAATGGTTATAGAGCGTTCGCGCGGATATGCCGAGTCGGCGCGCGACTCGCTCCTTGCCCATGTAGAAAATGTGCTCACGCACGTAAGCCCGATCACGTTCGGTCGGAACGTAGGCCTCCTGGCCGATGCTACCGCCATGTGGCTGCGGCATCGTGGTTAAACCCTTTCGGGCTCCGCGCTGATCGTCGGGCCTTGTCTTGGGGTTTCCCCGTTTGGGCTTTTCGGTTTTCGGCCTGTTTGCCATGCCGCGGAATTTAGCGCGTCGTTTGGGGATTCGGCAAGGGTTGAGCGGCGATCCGGACTCGAACCGGCGTATCCGGGATGGAAGCCCGGTGCCCAACCACTCGGCCATCGCCACATCGAATCTGATGAGGTGATGGAATCAATCGTTAGCCTTCGACGCCATATCTTGGATCAACTAAAGCCATCTCCTGAAATATCTCCGATACCAGAACATCCGGGCTAGCTAAGCGGTCTTCCTCCGATGAGAGGAAAAACACAGCCACCCCAGCCTCAATCATCGCAGGCGTGATCTCAATCTCATCCTTGGCATCGTTCGCCATTGTTTCTGCCCAATAATGGGCAGTTGCACCGTGCTGACATTGCAAACCGAATCATAGCCTGCTTTGTCATCTATACAACTGCCCATCGAATTAGAAAATGATGGCGCCGGCAAGAAATGCGACGACGGCAACGGTCACCATTTCGGTCTTGTGTTCGCGGAAGACGGTCGCGATGCGTTCGTAAAATTCCTGCATTTGATCGCTCCTATTTGCGGGACGCGGGCCAGTCGCTACCCTGGCTCCCTATTCTGTCGCTTGCTCCCAATGTAGCCCAGCGGGGACACGATCGGTTGCGCTTCTGCTTTCAGCGCCGCCGCGTCCGCATAGCTTCTGTATAATTTTCCAGGGAAATGCAAATCGGATGATGGTTGCGGGAGCCAGATTCGAACTGGCGACCTCGAGGTTATGGGCCTCACGAGCTACCAGACTGCTCTACCCCGCATCACCACCGTTGATCGAGTCCGCCCCTTCCTTGGACGTGGGCTATTCGCCGAAGCGGACTCGATGATTCCTCCGCCCATCAGAGCAATGCCGACTTAACGCATGACGTTAAGTCGTGCAACTTGGCTTTCTCACAGGCGAAAGTGCCCGACCGGGTGTGGATCAACGCTTCCAAGGGGAAAGTTTCCCGGCCGGGACCTATTCGGCCTAACCGAACGACGCGGGCGACGCAAGCACGCAAAAAACCCCCGATCCCAATGAGGGGCCGGGGGCGAAAGTTTGGGAGAGGATGCCTGAAAGGCAATCGAGTCGATCATTCAAATCACCCGCGCGGTCAAGGTCATTCTTTCGCAACGCTGCGCGTCGCTGCTGATCCAGCACCAGCATCAGGTCTGCAATCTGCTGCGCAGTCACGTGCCGGCCTGTTGGCGCACCGCATCAAAGCGGGCCATCCAATGGTTTACCCGGATGTTTTCCAGCAAGCGAAGATTGGTTTTGCGGCGCTCTTCTCGACGACGGCAATTTTCGTATTCGGCAAGACAGCCTTCGATCACCTGGCGGCGCTGGGCGCGCCGACGATCGTCAATGGTTCGATTATCAATCATGAGGCTGCTATATCTGCGGCGGGTTAAGAAAGCGTAAAGGTCTGCCGGTTTCCCGACAGACCCTCTTCTGGAGGCTCAACCTCCGGACGCCAACCTGGCATGCAAGATCAGTCTGATGGCTGGTTTTGCCGCAAGCGTCAATTATCATAGTGGCGAATCGTTCGATAATCTGGCATGATGCCAGCATGGCAAAACGATGGCGGGAAAATCCCGGTTTTCTACCGCCGGACGCGATCGGAAAGCGAGTCGAGGTCCGATTGCGCAACGGCACGATCGCCGGATCGAAACCAGTTTCCGCGACCTCGCCCGCAGGGTGGCCGGCAGATGGAAACCACGGTTGCAGATGGTCGTTCAGCGTGCCGCCACACGATTTCGACATTGTAGCCTACCGGGTGATCTGATCGATCAGTCCCGCGGCTGGATCGGGCTTGCGCGCCCCGGCAATCCCATACGTCGCGCTTTTGATATCACCATGTCGCGATTGACAGGTTGCGGCGGCCGCTTAGCCGTTGCGGGCAACGGTTCCAGCTCTTCGGCGATTTCGGTCCCGGTATAATTGCGGGACCAAAGTTCGCGAAGCTTGTCTTCATGCTCTTTCGGCCAACGTGCCATCCCGCAGCCTTACTGCGAGTCGTTCAGTATTGCAATTACAGGCTTTGATGACCTAGGCCGGAAATGATTTTGCCAAATAGACGGTCGCCCATCTGCTTCGAGATACCCATCCGGTCCGCACAATCGGCGATCGATCCGCCCAAATCTCCCGATTCGAGGTCATGCCTCGATAGCAAATCGGCAAATTCGTCCACCATCTGGGCCATAGTGGGCTTCTTTCGCGATCTGGGTCGATGTCCAGTCTTTGCCGTATGAAAAACGCCTGTCGACATAGTGCAAGTGAACCAAAGCGCGCCGGCGATGCAAGTCGATTCGCTTAGCAGTCCCCGGTTTCACGCGCGAGGGCGGCGCGTTCGCCAGCTTCCCGCTTTGTCTTGTCGCGGTGGCATTTTGAGCAGAGCAGCCAGATATTGTCTGGTCCGTAATACTGGATGCGCTCGCATTCTGGAAGATCGCGGATCTTCCATAGCGGCGTCCGGTGATCGACCTCGTGGCCCAGCTTGCCACAATTCCCATTCGCGCACAGATCACCGTCGCGTTTGACCAGAAACCGAAACTGGACGTCGGCGCTAGTATGGAGGTTGTATTCACGCAAGCATTCCGCGTGCCAGGTCCGGCGCGGCTTCTGCACCGGCTTGCCACACCAGCGGCACCAGCCATCGCCCTTCGTGTCGTTCGGCATTGGAACGCTGCGATGCGCAACCAGATCGCGCTTACGCTCCTGCTCGGCATAGAATGCTTTCCAGCGCGCTTCCTTCAATTCCTGCGGGGCCATGCCAAGCGGTTCATTGTCGTCCTGCATCCATCGATCAGGATTCCAGCCCGGCACATGCTTTTCCCGACAAGCGTCGCTGCATGCGTTCAATCGCTTGCGCCCAGATGGCCAAACCGACTTTCCGTCTCGATAGGCTTTCGGGATTGGTGACCAGCGTTTCGTCCATGGCCCGCGTTTTCCGCACACGTCGCAGGTGTGCAGCAGCGCGACTTCGTGATGGATGGCCCGTGGGCGCTTGCGTTTCAGAACGCGGTCGAGTTCCTTCTTTCCGTAGACGACCTCTTGGCCGTAACTCCAACGCCCGGCCTTCTTGCTGAAGAACACCCTATAGGCGACGCCGCGCGGCATCAGGCCGGCAGGGCGTAGGTCGCTGGCGCGATCCTCTTGCCGCAGTCCTGCAATTGCTGCCTGATCTTCGCACGCCAGTTCGGATTCCGGCGCGTCTTCGGATGGCTGGCGAAATATCGATAGGCTTCCGACACCGTCACAGGTTTGCCGACGCGCTCGAGGAAGTCCACCATTTCTTGCCGCCATGTGCGCGGGATCGCGCCCACAATCATGAATTCCGGCAAGCGAAGGGGAACGAATTGACCCTCGAAGTTTGACGCGGCCAGCCGATCCATGTCCTGTCCCCCGTAGGCAATCAGGACCGATGGGGCGGTCGTGCGTCCATTTTTCCCCGTCGCGCCGTCAGGCCGGCAAAAACTTAGGCGACCGTAGAGAAACAGCAGCCCGTGGGCGCGCGGCCAGACCTGATCGCGAAACCAGCGTGCGTCCGTGCGGGCGAAGACCAGCGCGGTGCCGTTCCCGTGATCCGCCATGCGCTTCATCCACACGCCGATCTGACTGCGCGCATAAGGCGGGTTCAGATAGACCCGACCGTCCCAGTCGATCGACAGACCGTCGCGATCCGCCTCTGCGTTCATGCGTCTGGCGGTCTGCCACGGGCGCGGTGCCGGCGCGGCGCACGGGTCGAGGTCGAACGACCGCCAGCCGCCCAGCGCATCGATGATCCAGCGCGGCGTCAGCCACGTGTTCGTTTTGCCCAAGCTGGTCTGGTGCGTCATCTAACTGTTCCTCGCATCGATACCACGTAGCGGAACAGTGCCAATTGTTGGCCCTGACCGGGGAATTTTCGGTCGAGGCGTTTGCATTCGGGACAGGTGCAGACTTCGAAACTAACCTGCCGGATGATCGCCGGGGGAGGGACGGGGCGCATCAGCGAGCAAGGCGAGGATGCGCCCTAACGATCACCCGTGGCCGCTGAAAAGGCTTCATTCCTGCGTCTCTTCCAGGATATTCATGATCCGCCCGTCCAGCCTTTCGGTCAACTGCTTGAGTGTTCGAGTCGTCTGCAGGGTCAACTGCCGGATTTCGTTCTGATACGCAAATTCCGCGCTTATGGCATTCAGGCGTTTTCGGGTGCACAGCTTGCGCGGCACGATCTGCAGCACTTCATGCGGCCAGATGCTGGTTGTTTTCGTCCATCGGGCGAGGTCTCCGGTCCACTGACGGATGATAAACCGACCTCCGCGACCGACGTCCACGATCTTGCAAACCAGCATCTGCCCGGTCGTGCGCTTCGCCAGGAAGACGTCCCGCATGCGAACTTCGCTCACGGGGATCATAGTTCGATATGGACTTTGCGGAAATGCAGCGAGCGCCAGCCGATGAAAAACACACCCCAGCCGCGTTTTCCGACGATGAAGTCGATCGACAGCACGTGCCCGAATTTCATGATGTGGAATGGTCCGACGACCGTCAGGAAGTCCCTCATAGCTCTTCTCTCCAGCAAACCTCGACGTCCCCCGAAACGGTTTCGGTTTCAAGCTTCCATTCTCCGTTGACCAGAACTGGAACGCATTCGCCTTTGCGGTTTGTTCGCAGCCGCACGACCGTACCGGCGTCAAGATCGTATCCGATCGCCACATCCTGCTCGATGCCGTCGAGGAAAACGATCAACCGGGAGGCGATCGCGTGATCCGTGCGCCCGATCATTTTGTTGACGTCGAAGCGCCGCGGCACCGGTTCAAGATCAGACATTGGATCCGACTCTCATGGCAGCGAATCCCCGAAGGTCAAACTCGCTCGTAATGATTTCCACGCCGCAAGTTTCGCTGCGCCGCTCAGCCATGGCGATTAAGTCGATCCTGCAATGAATGCAGCGCTGCGTCCGCGGGTCGAATTTATGCTCGCGAGCGACGTTACTCATGCTCACGCTCCGGTTTCTTCTTCTTGAAAAACTCGCAAAGCGTGTGGATGCAAGTCGGGCACAGATGGCCGCTGTCGCTCCCACCATATTCATCATAGTTCCACATGAACGGATTCCACTTCACGTCAAACCAATCATGCGACCCTGGCACCGCATTTCCGTATTTGTCTGTGGCCGGTGCTTCACAGCCGCAATGATCGCATGTGATGATGGTTTGGACTGTCGATAACATCAGAAATCTCCCTGCGCGACTTGGCAGCAACGAATTCCCTCTTCGCGCCACATGTCGACAACGCGTTGCCGGTCTTCGAAGACAAGGTTGGGCACGTCGTCGCAGCCAAAGAGCCAGAGACGCTTCATTTCGGCATCGCTCGAGTGCGTGCCGTGGGGACGCATATTCTTGAGCAAATGGGGAGCAATGCAGTGGCGCTGCAGCCAGTTTTCCGTTTCGGCATGGACCAGATCGCTTCTTCCGGTCCATATTTCGCCCCGGGCGCCCCCATTCCGAAAAGCGATCAGGGTGTTGATGATCGGCATGGTTGGCTTATCGTGGACGCAAGCGCGGTAGAATGCGTCCCAATCTGGATGATCACGTTCTTCTGATCCAGATCCGATCATGTGAATCCGGTGGGAGCAGTCGGCGAGCGTGCCGTCGAGGTCGAAGACGACGAACATTTCATTCCTTTCCGCTGTTCGCGCTTTCGATCCCGTGGATCTTCTCGAGGTGGCGAATACGATCCTGCATGCTGACTAGCGTGAATGCCATCAAGATAATAATCGCCATGATTATGGTTATGACGCAGCCTAATCCATCGTCATGATCGTTTTTGTCAGACATTACGCATCCTTTCCGATCGGCAATTGAGGCTCCCGGTAAGCGGTTCGCGGATCGACATGGTCGGCGATCTGCTGCGCGCGATCGAGCCAACCTTGTATTTCCCGGACGATTTCTTCGCCAATCAGGCCCATGGACTCGAGTCCATCCTTGGCTTCGCAAAGATTGAAGCGCCCTTCCTGGATGAACCGAATCAGTACATCGATTTTTCGGCGGCGCTCAAGTTCAGCCAAAGCTTCGGCGGTCTGTTGCTGATCATTGTAGCTGGCGCGCGCCTGTCCCATATCGACCGCATTATCGTTCGCCCATTCGGAGATTTCGAACGCCTGCTTTTCCGCTTCACGGCATTTCGCCAACAGGGCCTTTAAGGCGTCGGCATCCTTGCGGTTTTTGGGCTCGACCCCGTATTTCCGATATGCCCAACGACGCGTGCAGGTCGCCCATTCCAGAATGCAGTTTGGCGTCACGGGGTCCTTACCGCGCAGAATGAACCGCGGTTCGTCGGCCGGCATCTTATCGAGCGGATCAAACGGCGAGGGATTTTCAGCGGTGTTGGACATCAGTCTTCGTCTCCCGGAAATTTTCTGACTAGCAGCATGATGAAGGCGGATAAGGCGCCGGTCGCGAACAGGACAGCCAGCGCCAACAGTCCGAAATCAATGAATTGATGGATCGTCATCGATCTTGCGCATCAGCAGCATACTGGCTTTGTCCACCGTCTTCTTGGCTTTCCGCAGAAGATGCGTCGCGTAGACAATCAGCCCCATTGAAATGCAAGTGCAGACGACGCTGACTAGCAGCGCCACCAAGGCCAGAACTTGCAGCCACGTCAGCATCAATCGTCCGGTTCGATCATTTCAAGGAATTCGTCGAGCGACCTCGCCAACGTTTCCTGTTTGACGGTCGGTCCGCGGTTACTTTCCAGGATCCCGCACAGCATCGCTGACGTTTCCATCATTTCTTCATACGTCAGCGCCTTCAGGGCTTTGCCCAGCGCGACCATATGTTCGCCCTCGAGGTTAATCGTCATCGCGCTGATCCTCTTCGACCTTGCCCAGAATGGGCTTTGTCGCGAAAGGGGGGCGCTGATCGCCGACCGAGTCGACAGTTACCGTTTTCCGGCCGTTACCCAATTGATCGAGAACCTTTACCCGATCGCCCTTCCGGACCGGTTCACCTTCATTGTGATAGGTGTAGGTGCGCTTGTCTTCAGCGCGAAATTTCACGGCAACGTATTGCATCGCAGGACCTCATTGCAGGTTGAGTCGGGGAGTACCATAAACGACGCGCGGCAATCGGGCGAGTCGTTTGCTGCGTTAATTTTTGGGACGTCGGGCCAAGGCCTGAAAATTAAGCGATGGATGACTTCGTGCAGTCCATGCGAATAGGATGGGCGCGGCGTTCCGCTTTCGGATCCGTCACTGGCTCGACCTGGATATCGAAGCCGAGCCATTGCAGGCGGTAGGGTGCCAACTCTTCGTCGGTGATTTCCTCACCCCAAGCCAACGTGATCCGTTTTTGGTCTCGAACCGCGGCCACGCGCTGGTTTCCACCCGTGTAGCCGTAGAGCTTCACGCGCTTGCCGCCTCGATCGACGCTAGTTCGATCAAGCAGTCAGCTCGACAGCGCCGCCAAGGCCTGATTGTCGCGCCGCAGCACCGACATTTCCACCTGATGCAATGCAGCGCTTCCTGACCGTCGTTGATCGTACAATCGCGCAGTCGTCGAGCACAGTTCTGACAGGTGGCTGTTCCGAGATAATTGCCTGTCGGATTCATTATTTTTCAACCTGCCGGCGTAGCCAATCCTTGTTCACGAACCGGCTTTTCGGATTTGGGGAATTGTCAAGCAGATCGATGATCCGCTTTCGCTCGAACAACTTGCCCATCTGGAACGTGTGGGCGTCGTGCTTCTGTTCGTCGGTTAGATCAGTCACGATTTTCCGGTCCAGGTCAGAGAATAGCCGCCGCGAGCGGGGCGCTTGTAGCGATCGACCGTCGGCTTCTGGCCAGGCTTCAACTGATAGGCGCGTTCGTCGAATTGCTGCCGGTAGAATTCGCGGCGAGGATCGTCGTCATCATGGCCCATGCTCATCAGCCTTTCCCCATGCAGTAGCAGCACACGGCCTTGCCCTGGCGCCACTCGGCATTGTCATAGCCGCGCGGCTCGCCCGTGCCGCCGCAGTGCTTACAGGGGTTGCGTGCGCAGATCAGTTTGAATGGCGGCCCATTCGTCTTCATCGTGTATGCAATGCCGATGAAGAAGCCAGACAGATATGATAGCAAGGCAATCAAATTTACTGCGTCAACGCCTGTTGATACCAAAGCTATACCAGTGCCGCTTGCGGCCAACGAAATGGCTAGCGTGCGTCGTTTGATGCTCAAAATCATCTATACCTCCTGAGACCGGATGGATTGCGCGATCAGTTTCGGAGCATCGGCGTGTTTCGGCCTGTCCCTCATAAGTGAGAACCCAAGAGCGATCTCTGCGTCCTTCTCAATTTGCGCTTTGCATCCTGAGATCCTGTGCGCGGCGAATTGCTTGGCAGCGAACTCGTCTTCGAACCATGCCGGAATACCTTGTGCCATAGCGATCACAATCAGGCATTTTGACAGTTTCCTTGAGGCGTCGATATCGGCCTGCGTCACTTCTATTGCATCACTCACGATTGCTTCCCTTCAAGGATTGCGCGGACGGCTAGGCAGTCTTTGCACATCGGCTGAAAGTCGAGAGGGAGTGCGGCTTGCCTTGTGTCGATTGGCTTGGGGAAGGGTTCGCCCCATCCGAAACCGTGAAGCTTCCGGGCCTCAGCCTCCAAATCGTTAAGCCAATTTCCCCATTCAGGGTAGATTGCCGCCGCCTCCATACGTTCCTGAACGGTCTGCATTGTTCTGCACATACACTCACCAGAGCGGCAGAGTTCGCGCGCCACAGGATTGCACGGGGTATGCCGCATTCGCAGATAGGCATCGCGCGTTTCTTTATCCCAATCGTGGATGACGTTTACCCACATATTGTTCGGACTGGCGGGGTCACGGCGGAAGGGCTGCAAGTGTTTTTGGCGGTTCTCGCTTTCATCCTTGCGAGCACCGTTGAGCAGCATAACGCGCACGTTGCGCTTGCCCTGCCGGATATGCTTCGACACCGATTTTCGGAACGGTGTCGCTTTCAAAATTCGGTAGGCATAGCCGTGCGCCGCGATCCCTTTTCCGAAAAACCCTTTGCGCAAGACATATTCTTCGTAAGCGTTGCCTGCATCTGCTTCGACATATTCGCCTAGCGCCCCGTAGCGTTCACGCACAAAATCGGTCGTTTGAGGTATTCCGCACCGCGTATTGCCGTGCATCACTAAGTCGATATTTAGGCCAAGCTCTCTCGCCACCGCGTCCGCAGCAGCACTGTCATATCCACCAGACACCATTGAAACGATGTGCGTCGGCTGAAATTCCTCCATCGCAGTTTTCAATCGTTGCGCGCTCAATTCGAGCGATGCCGCTATCTGCTTGGCCTTTGCCTCTTGTTCAGGTGTCACGACTACCATTGCCCTAATGCCTCCGAAGAAAACGGGTGCGAGGTATCGTGATGAAGATCGCAGCCCCACTCGATGCCGTCTGCCGTGTAAATGCCATTGATCGCAGGAGCACCGCAAGTGTCGCAAAGCTTGCGCTTCATCGGTGAGCAACCGTCATGACGCGGGCGACCTTTGAGCGTTCCGCCGCGCTGCGTCTGTTTGATGGCCTTGCAGGACTTAGAACAATACCGCGCCCAACCGCGCTTCCGGTCGGCAACGCGCGCTTTGAACGGATTACCGCACGACTTGCATTTATAGGTCTCTGTTGCCCCGCTCACGACTGGCCCCCTGCGAGCTTGCGGAGCATGGCGCTATTCATCATCGATCCTCAGCGCCAAATCATTCAGGACAGCCGCATGCGCTTCACTCTTTGGCTCGATAGCGCGGAAGCCTGCCT